TTTACATATCCTCTAGAAAAACAGGCTTTTCCTGCCTATCCGGCTTTAATCCCAGATCCAAAACAAGCTGCCGGCCGTGTTTCATAAAGCTCATATATTGTTTAGTCTGAATGGGTCTCAATTCTGCTAGCTTCCTGGCCTTCTCCTCTACCAACCTGCAAAATCCTACACAGGTTATAAGCTGGCCAAGTAATACCGTCTGGCCTGTGCTCAGATCATCCTCTGTTGGCCCCAGCTCCTCAATATAATTTGCTCTTATAGCAGATAAATATTTCGTTATGTGCTTATTATCCTTGCTGATTAAATTACTTTTCAGGAATACATATCCTCCATGAATAGCTGGCCTTCCCACTTTCCTTTTATGCTTTGTTATTGCCATATTATCACCTATGTCATTTTCACTATAATCTAGTATTTTACATTGTATTTGTCAACTATTTACATCTAATAAAGGAACAATTTAACAATTCACCCTAATTATGGCCCTGTCAAGAGAGAATTTCAGGAGTTTTTCAGGAATGAACAAATTAAACATTTTTAAGTATATTGTTTTTAATAGGTTACGGAAGGAGTTGACACTTTCAATCTTATGCGACACAGATTTTCTATTATCAGGAGTATTAAACACCTGAAAAAGCTTGTTTGATTCGTAGGTTTAAACGCCTTCCTTGCCTTCATGGTTGTAATAAATTCCAGCTTTGTTGTATTTTTTCATAAAGGGAAACAATTTCAGGCCATAGGAAACGTTTATCCTTTTCAATATTTATAGGCGGGGGATTGCCCGGCTGAAGTTCAAGGCCTCCTTCATTTCCCCAATGATCCCAGCCTTCCCGGGGCCGGTCTTTATCAAACACATAGGCCTTTTTTATTTCCTTAAGATCATGCTTTTTTCCCAGCCGATTCAAAATCCAGGTTATTTGTTTTAACTTGGAATTAAATTCACTTAATATATTGCCTAATTCATAACCAACTTGACTATCATAGGCTTTTTTGTATTCAGGATTATATTTTACAATGCGATTACGCCACCAGTAAGCATCTTTATCTTTCTCTGAACCTTCTATTAAATTCTCTCCCTCTTTCGTTTCATGGACCCATTTATTACCCCACTTATCTTTATAAAATTGAAACTTCCAACCATTCTCCCCTACAGTTGCGTTTTCTCTTTGCTTCCTCTGTTCTTCAGCTTGCCTATCGCGCTCTTCTCTTTTTTCCTTATCTTTAATTTCAGAAGCGACATGAAATATTTTTTCACTATTTTTTCTTAAATTTTCTTTCTGTTCTTCACTTCCTTTTTGAATAATTTTTTTTACTATATCAATGGTTTTACCAGAAACGCCTGCAATTTTTCCAAGCTGGTCTCGTGTTTTACCCTGTGGTAATATTTCCACCGGGTCTATTTTTTTACCTGCCAGGGTCCGTTTTTCAGCTTGTTTTGCGATTATAGATTCAAGCTTCAGGGCCAACTCAGCCCGAAGAAATGGCGTTAAATTACGTCTTGCAAACTGATTTTTAATAATCCAGATTTTCGCTTCTTCTCTATTTTTAAAATTAATTTCTTTTGTTTCAAATTCAATCTTATGCTTCTGACATATTTTAAATCTATGATGTCCATCTAAGAGATTTCCTTTCCAGATTATTAAAGCATTTCTACAGCCTTCTTTTAATAAACTTTTTTCAAGATTCAATTCCTCTTCTTCTGAAAGGGAAGAAATTAAACTTTTAAATTCAGGATCTATTTTAATCATTTTCTCATCTCCCGGCCACTTTTTCGCGACCCGATTAAATTCTTACTGCCTATAAACATGCTAATAAGAATAAAACATAAAAACCACAACATAGATGGTAGAGTATCTATAATGTCTGTCATATTGACATTACGTACATCTATAATGTCTGTCATATTGACATTACGAACTGAAAAAATCCTCTTCGTAATGTTATATTGACAGTGTTAAATGTCCGTATTGACATTACGAGCTGGCAACCTCTTTGCTTACTACAATTTAACATTGATTATTTTCCTCTTTATCTCCAGTAACCGACTTCTTTTATTCATGGTAAACTGGTTTTTATTGCCAGGATTCCCTGACTCTGAAGTGTAATATTGTTTTTGGATCTCCTCATATTCACATACAAGATCATGAAGTTTCTTTAATTTCCCCGGCATCCTGATTAAAGCTATCCATTTATTAAACATTGCATACCTGGAAGGCTCCCGGCCTCTCCGGCCCCAGTTTACAACCTTGATCATCCTATAAGCCCAAAGTCTGAATATTGCTCTTGCGAATTTGTGAGAAGACATGAAGCGGCCAGCTTCTTTATAAGTCAGGCTTAAATTATTACGCTCCGCTTCCCCAAGCTTATTGTGTTTAATGCCTATAAGTGCAATTACTTGCAAACCTGTTGGCCCGATATATTCAGCTAGCTTACTTTTCATAAGCTCATCTTGAACTGGGTAAAAATACCCTTTAATTCTTTTACGTGGTTTTGAACTCAATCTTTCCCCCTACATAAAAGGCAACCGAACAAAGGCCAGGATGTAAGGGGAACTCACATATTGCCCCCAGCCTGTCCGGCTGCCTATTGCAATTTTTGTGTTTTTGTTTTATGATGTGCATGACAAGTTATCATCGCTTGTTAAAGCTGTCCCGGCCCCCCTCATCGCTAAATGATGGGCCGGTCTATGTCCTTCATTTTGCATCCGGCGTTCCGCTTGACGCTGATTCCTGTTTCAGCTCCAATTTAAAACCATATTTATCGCATATCTTTTGAACCTTCCGCAGCATATCTTCCCGGCTCTTCACCTTGCCGGACAGCTGGTTCAATTCCTTGCTGTAGTTCTTAATCTTATTTGTGGGCGTTCCGGCTGTAATAAACTTTTCAACTTCACTTCTTTTAAATCTCATATTTGATTCGGGTCCTGACCTGTACATTTTTAATTTTCCGGTTCTTCCAAACCTCCGAATTGTGTCAATATGATATCCAGTTATTTTTGATACTTCTTCGGTATTTAAAAAATCTTCATATTTACTCATATATCTTTCCTCTGTCATATAATATAATGATTTAACTTATATTGTCAAGACATTAAAAAAAAATAAACCCCTGTAACCCTGTCTAAGGCATAAACTAAAGGCAAGGCTGGCTTTACTATGTGGGAAGTTTGAAGCCTGCTGGGGGACCCGGTTGGATCCCCCTGGTAAGATTTTCACCCTTTTTGTGCAGGCTTTTCCAAGGTTAGGAAACTATTTAAATAAAAACCACTATCAACGAAATTAGAATTGCTAAAATAATTACAATAATCATTTCTGATTTTCTGAATTTAACAATTTTTCTCATTCCGGATCTGCCTGTTTGGAATATCTCAGCTTGCCATTGTAGAAAAAAATCACACCGCAATAGAACCCAGAATGTGCTAAATATACTTTGACTTTTTCCCCATTAATCAAGGCTGCTAAGGTCCGGCCAGGAATCGCTGACCGCTTTTCCTTTTTAGTTCTCATAATAGACCCGGCCCTTTCGATCCAGGTAAAAGCTCAGTGGCCTTTGTTGATTCTTTTTGTGGTTTTTGATAAAGTTAGAATTGCCCTGGCTTGTGATCTTGCTTTTTCGTGTGATAGCGATGGGCTGGTCCTGCTGGGGCATTTTGCCCCTTGTTTTTGACATAATTTTCTCCTTTTATGTTTTTTAGCATTTTAAGCATTTTCGCGAAAAAACGGCCCTCTGAGATCGCCTCTAAGCGATGATCTCAATCCGACCCTTGCTTTACTATTCATAATATCACAGGTTCTTGATTAAAAATTGCTGAAGTTTTGACTTTGCAAGCTCTGAAGGATTGCTGTCAAGAGTGAACCAGGCATAAATTGTGTTGTAGTGTACCCCAAGTAATTTTGCCAATTTCCGGTCAGACAGCTTGTGTTTTTTCTTATATTCTTTTAACGATTCTATCAAATAAGTAGTCATTTTTTTATCCTATTAATGTGATATAAAAAATTTTACCATAGCTGTTTAGGCCATGTCAAGGATTAATTCTTAAGTGTGAAAGACCGGGGGGGGTAAATAGGAAGGTTGGCCGGGGCGCCAAAGGAGGTTGAATAAATGAAGGCAACGCCCCAGCCTATATAAATGAAAAAAAACAATATTCAAGTGGCCCGGACTACGGCATTTATTCCGCATAACGCCCAGGCCACACATAAAGAAAATAATCTGTATCCGCTGAAAGATACATGAAATTATTTTTTACTTTTACTACTTTTAGCTTTTTTCTTTTTCTCGCTGGCTGCATGAAGATCCTCTGCTGCTGCTATGATATCTTTTATCGGAAATTCTACAGGATCTATCACTCCCAATTTTTCTAATGCAGCTGCGAATCTGTCACTTACAAAAAGCTCAGTTCCCTTTGCATGATTCTTATATTGTCTTGTCAATTTTATGGTTCTCATTTCTATCACATCGGGCTATATCTATTGGGTCCTTTTACAATTGCGCAAGAAATTGAGTCAGCTCCGGCTGTCTTTATCTTCAATGCCACGCAATCATAACCGTTTGCCACGTCAAGCTGACTGGCGTCTACTTCAAGAATCTTTGCTTTCCCTGCTTCTGTAGTGCCCGCTCCAAAGGTAGTTGAGGCCAGTGCTGTTGCTGTGTTCAGAGAGGCTCCGGTTGATGTTCCGGTTGCCGAAAGTACCCAAGCTGAAATCTTCCCAGCCAGGGTTGTGTCATTTGTGCAAAGTATAAACGCTATGAAATGACTTTTTGCCATAGAAATATACGGCGTCCCGGTTTTCGTGGTTGCTGAGGCGATTATTGCGTTCCCAACTTGTAGGGTTACAACTGTATCTAAATCAAATTTTTTTGATAGTTCTGTATTTGCCATTGTTTTTCTCCTTATCCCCGAACCTTCAACGAAACAAAGGGACTGACTTGTGTTGAACCGTCTTTTAAAGTCAACGGATCATCGAGCTGCGGCATTCCATCGGCCCGGATAACAAAACGAATCGCGGTCTGGTTGAACTCGAACTTGAGATGAATTGAGACGTCAATCGAAAGTTTCTTTCTCATTCCCAGCATGTAAAATTTAGGGTTACATAACAAGGCGTCTCCGGCGTCTCCGAGTACGTTTAAATGCTCAGAATAGAATACCGGCAAGCCAAAGATTTTCTCAGGCGGGGAAAGTGCTGCATTTGAAACATAGACTGCTGAACCTGCGGCTCCGACTGTCAAACTCATAGTCAGTAATTGAGGGACAACTGAGGGATGAAAAACCCAGACTGCCCCGGCTCTAGCTGCGGGGTGAAGTGCTGCATACATATTGACAGCATTTTCATAAACAAAGGTATCTGCTGGCTGTGCTGCTTCTTTATCAACTGAAATTAAGGCTCCGGATTGTAGGATCCCCAGCGGCTGGCCGTCTCCCAGGCCGTTAAAAATGCAGTCCTCAAGCTCAAAGTTTAATGCCTGGCTAAAAAGAGTTTTAATTGATTTCTCAACGCTGGGTGAGCTGTCCTGCAGAAGTGAATCTGAAAAATAACATAACCCGGTTAAATCTCTGGCCCGTAGGTTTAGCATTCCGAGTGCTGGCTTTTTGCTCTTTTTCTCGCCCAATTCCGGTTTCCAATATGTTTGAATCCCGCCGAACAAATTTGAGGCGTGGCTAGTTTCCACCACGCGCGGGAACTTTTGAGTTCCAGAGGTCATTTCTACTTTTCTGACCCTGGGTAATAGTACGGCTTCTTCAAGCGGTGTAAATAGTAACTCCGCTGTATAGCCTTCAGGAACCATAAAGCCGCCGGCTTCAGGATCGCCTGTAGTCATGCTGGGATCCCCAGCTGCTTTTTCAAGCCTTGAGTCTGTGCCTATCTTACAGGCGTTTAGAAATTCCCGGAAGGAATCCCAGGGGCCGTCTCCGGTTATTTTGTCTGAAAAAAAGGAATTGCTGCTAGGATTTACAATATTTGGGTGTTTGTCAGAGGGTGAAAGGAATTTTCCCTTGTCATTTTCTCCTGGGAGTTGTGATAATACCTCGATAACTTGAGCTGAGATAAGTGATTTTAAATCGTTTAAATCGATCGTGTTCAAAGTAGGTCTCCATAAATAAATTCATTATTTTGGAGTTTCTACTTTTTGGAACTTACTTTTTCACCCGTTGCGGGTTACTTTTTCTGACTCTTACTTTTTCAAAACTTGTAATAACTAATATAAATTTACATCTGATAAGTCAATTTGTCAACCTTTTTGATTCCCTGTCTTTCCTCTGCTGTTTTTAATCGTGCATAAGGCTCTTTCATTTGTGGCAAGTCAACGTCTTTGCTAAGGTCAATTCTCATTTCAACCGCAGAAGTCTCATCATCGCCTTTGTAGTAGGCATAAACAGGGTAAAACCCAGGCTTGCGAAAAACCTTTGACTCCCGGAAGCGGCCGGTTACATCTATGACATAATCTGTTTTGTTAAAAAGCGGGCCATCCTGGCCGTAAATCTCACAATACCCTAAAAAACGCTTACTTCTATTACTCATTTTTTTACTCCTATTCAAAACTAAAATCTGACCGGCCGCCATCCTTCCCGGTCTGGTTCTGTAATTAATCTTATCCTGGGTCTGGCCCTGCGGATGGTTACGGCTGCGGCTGCTCCTGCTGCGGCATTGGCCAGGTCATCATGACTGCCACTGGGATGATCAATTATCTCCCGGCCCCCGGATCCGGTCCGGCGTTCCAAGTTTGCAAGCTGTAACCGCATTTTTTTATTATCTAGCAATACCACTTTTTCATTCATTACGAGGGGGATAAAATTGGCATACAATTCACTTGCTGAAAGTTTGCTATATTCAACCTTGATACCATGATTTTTAAAGGCTTCTTGAACCCAGGCCCCAGCATAACGATCTGATGTTATTCTGGTTATGCCATAATCCTTTAAAGTCTCTGAAAAGTCCCTGACAACGTCCTCCGGGGAAAATGGCGGCCTGCGCTCCAGGATCTGATCAAGAATAACCTTTCCTTCCTCAGTATTTGCTATTCCCAGGCTCATGCTATCGGCCCGGCCGCCGGAAGGATCGCAGAAGGCAAAATAGCTGAATTTTCTGTCATACGGCCGGGAAATAATCCCCTTTGCTGTTACCCTGGTTAAATCATCAACGCCAAGGTACGATTCAATATCACCCCGGAATTCTGACAAATACTCTGACTTGTATTTCGCGGGATCGCTTTTTATCTGTTCAGCTATTATCTTTTTGTCAACGGTTGGGTTCATGTCAACGGTTGATGATTTCCAGATTAAAGGACCGCTTGCTTTGCCATAATGTTTTTTATACTGATCATACAGCAAGCCCCTCTTAGCGTATGCTGAAGATATCCCTATTAGCATTGAATCCTTAACTGTCAACATCGAGGGCCGGACTGCTGCCAATACCTCATAATCAGGATTAGCTGACTCTTCCGATCTCCAAAAAGCAAGCTCCTCAAGTACAGCTGCTATGACTGTATAGCCCCGGAGTGTTCTAAAGTTTTTAGTTCTAACTGCAATCGTTATGCGGTTGCTTAATTCTATTTCCCAGGCTAGGTTTTTACTGATCAAGGATCTCAGTCTAGGCGATTGCTCAAGGATCCCGGAAACATACCGCTTTAGGATCCTGGCCTGGCTCTTATCATTTGCAATCAGGAATATATAACCCTGTTCTCCTGGACTTAATACCCGGTTCCAATCCCTATAGGTTGCAAGGTAACAGGCCAATAATGAAGATATTTTGCTTTTTCCTGATCTCCGGCCAGATAAAACATAGCTTATCTTGCTGATATCCTTTGGGGGCCGCTTGCTGCCAGTATTCTTTTTATAAACTTTCAGTTCAGACTTTGACATCTCAAGCCCAAATAAGGCTTTTAAATAGATTTCCCAGGCTTGCCAGGTTTTAAGATCCTCAAAGGAATTGCGGAATATGGCTTTATTATGGATACTTTCAATGATATTCATGGTTCACCTAAATAAAAAATCGCTGTAAGCCCTTGTGAGCGTAGTTTATTTCCCAGCCTAAGCATTTGCACTTACCTGCAAGGCTTTTTTTACCTGGTATAGCATCAATGCATATTTTCAGTATTTCAGCTATTGGCATTGACCCCATTTTACATATCCTCTAGAAAAACAGGCTTTTCCTGCCTATCCGGCTTTAATCCCAGATCCAAAACAAGCTGCCGGCCGTGTTTCATAAAGCTCATATATTGTTTAGTCTGAATGG